GTTGATTGGTTAATATTAGAGAGTACCCAATCTTCAAAATTGCTTGTAATAATGAGATTATCTTTTTTTTCTTTAAAGCACGCTAAATGCCAGTTTGATACTTCTCTTGAATACGGGTTACGTATTTGTAGTATAATTTTATAATCAGAAAATTCTTTTGGTACACCATAATCATGGGTATGGGCTACGTTTCTTATATCTGATTCAGGTGTTAAAACAGGAGATATTTTATAATTAAAAAAATCATAATGCTTTAATATTTCACTTACTGCTCTTGAACCGCATCTAGCTGTAGCCCACCATATATGTTTAACTTTAGTAGAAACGTTCATTTAAGTATTAACTCTCCAGCACCTTTCTCCACAATAAAGCTTATCATCAGTAACACCAAAAAATTGCCTTACTGCTTTTTGTACGCCTTCATCATCATAATAATCGTGACCAGCTATAGTACCGCCTTTCTTAAGTTTAGGGTACCAGCACATTAAATCAGACATCACTGCTTCATATTCATGGTTAGCATCAATAAAAATAAAGTCTAATGATTCATTTGCGTGTAATGTACTAGCCTGATTAGACGGTAATTTAGTAGGGCTAACAATATGTTTAACAGGGTCAATATTGTTAAGAAACAACCCATATACATAATCTTCCGGCAATGTTTCAGGTGTTTTGGTGTTTAAGCCTGCTAATGAATACCTACCCCAGATGTCATAAACACTGAATTTAATATTTTTCTTAGAGTTAATAATCTCTACAGCCATGTAGGTCGTAGAACTACCCTGCCAGGCTCCTACCTCGACAAAATGAGCATTATTATACTTTTCCACCATTTCTGAATATAATTTTGGAAATGTAAACCAGCCAGGCACTTTAAAATGATAATGTTCCATATGTAGACTTATAGGGTGCTAATGATATATCAATTGGCTGCCTAGCCTCGATTCGAACGAGGAAATAGCGAGTCAAAGTCGCTTGTGTTACCATTACACTACCAGGCAAAAAGTGGCGGGATGAAGGAGGGTCGAACTCCCAGTCTACGGCGTGACAAGCCGTTGCATTTACCATTATGCTACCACCCCTTATGTAAAAGAACTATAAAAAACCTTAAGCTTTTTAGGACTTAAGGTTTAAAGTAAAAAACTAACTTAAACTTTAAATCCCGCAGTCCAAATAATAACGATCCCATTGTAAGGAAGATATTGCTTGTTGTACTGTAGATTCCTGTGTCATTAAAAAATACTTACTATAGTATCGTTATTTTTGTTATTTAGTAAGCTTTTTAGTAAGTTTTTTAGGTAATTCAATACCGCTATTAATAGATGATACAATATCTGTAACGTCTTCTGTCACTTCCCACGTACCGTGTGGTGGGCAATGTACAAACGTAACTTCTTCTAGTGTACCATCTTCTCTTGTAGCAAAATTGCGATGTATACTAACAATACTGTCTGTATTAAGAGATATAGATTTACCCTTATGTGCAGGGTTAGCATTGGTGAATGTAATAAACATATTGATATAATATACTATATTCTTGTTAAATCAATTACTATATTTTATTTCTGTAATATTAAGATTGTTACCGTTTTGTTGTACAGTAAAAATTCTCGGTTTCTTAGCTAGAGTTAGCGTATTAGCTGCTGCAATTGCATCAGTTGGGGAAGTAAACTTTTTAGCATCTTGATAATTTTTACACCATTCATCTTTTTCAATATCAACCAAAAATAATCCCTCTTCTAGAACATGTTTAGCAGTCATTCGTATCACAGATGCATCCATTACTATAAATTCTTGGCTCATCGAATACGCGTATTACTATCTACATTATAAACTTCATTACGACCATTTGGGTACGATACATTTAAAATATCGCCAGATAAATTGAACCCCAACATATCAGAATCTACTGATATAGGCATGTAAGGGCTGTTGTTATCATCATATACCATTAATCCGTTATTTGTGCGTTCTACATGCATGTTATTCCTTTATATCTAATGATCGTAGCTTATTTTCAATTTGCAAGCATTTAATATTATTAAGGTTCTTTTCAATGCCTCGAGCAGTCTGAATTTTCATTAAAAGCGTATCAGTACGATTATCTACATAGTCTTGAATATCTAAAGGTTTAATATATCTCATGCCTTCATTACTATTAAAGTCAATACCTCTATCTGCGCACTTCTCAGCTATAATGTCAACAGCTTCTATTAAAGCTGCCCACCGAGCAAATTCATACGTAGATATACGTCTAGGATTAGTTTGTGTTTCTAACAATTCTATTGTTTCCATATAAATTATTGTGCTACTGCGGATATAGGATCTGTTACTAAAGCTGATTCTACGTTAACATAGACAGCATTTTTAGCATTACAATGCTCACAGGTAAATTTATTATCTTCGTTTGCATTAATAGTAACTTCATTGGGTTGTTTACAAGCAGCACAATTGATAGTAAAGGTAATCTTTGAGAGAAGTTCAAGCTCTTTTAACCGTAACACTGTTCTATCTTTAATTGAGCGGTATTCTAAAAACATACCATAAAGATAAAATAAAATAAATTGACCGATAAGAGTTGCGAAGAACCACGCTGAAGTAGGTTGTTTCGTAAAATGAGCAATAAAAGCGAACACAGCACTAACTACTGCTGCTTTTACTATAGACCCTAAGAGGGTTATTAATGTTTGTTTCATATGTTACCCCTATTAGAGTAACTTATTCACTTAGGTGCAAGTGTAAAGGTGTTTAAATGAGCGGCTAATTCTTTGTAAGCTACCATTATGCCTGCAAGCTTTGCTCTCATTTTTTTTAACTCTTTACCTTTACCTTTAAATAGTGGTAAGTTTTCTGCTGTAGCAGCTTTGTTCTTTAAATCTAAAGTTTGTAGATAAAGATTGGCTAGCTGTAATACAGAATCCTGTAATGGATAAGGAAGTGCTTCTGGATTAACTCCGCCCTGGCCATTGTTTTTAAGATTAGCTAATTTCTCTAGTGTAGGAGGGCTGTCCTTACTATATTCATAGGCGGACATTGTCTCAGGTGTACGCTGCGAACTTTGTACACCTGTGTAGTATTCCGACTCTTCTAGAATTTTATTAGTTTTTCTTTTGCTCACGGTCTTCTATACTTACTACTCCTAACTTGAATCTACCGTTACATTTTGGGCAAACCCAATGTGCTTCAGTAACAAGCTTGTTACCTCTAGTTACTTTCATTGCTCTAGGATGTACAGGGCCATGTCCGCATATGTGGCAACTCTCCGGACGCATAGTTACTTGTTCGTTCATACCTATACTTATCCGAATAACTTACAGAAATCAACTAAGGCTTGGCTATTTGCTTGTTTATTAAAGGTTTTCTTCCATTCTGACATTTTCTCTAAAACACTATTAAATTCAAGTTCTTTACACGTTTCTTCAAATTTATTAAAATCGGCACTTATACTTTGTACTGTTGTATATTGCTCTAAATAGAGTTCTCCTTCTTCTGGATACGTAGCTAATCCATGCGCTAGATCCACTAAGGGACGATTTGTCTTTATAATACTATCGCAAAGCTCTCTAGCTCTAGGTTCTTTAGCTACCCATTGTTTGGCTAGCTTTTTGCCTCTTACCTTACCCACTCCATCAATACCAGGTACATTATCGGATTTATCGCCAGCTATGCATTTATAAATAACGAATTCTTCTGGGGTTACCCCGTAATGTTCTTCAAAGTTATTAATATCTACAAGAAGCTTTTTAATTGGGTTATAGAAAGAAGTATCCGGTGCAACCAATTGCGCAAAGTCGTTATCAACACTGACGATTACTTTATTGGTGCCGTTAATGTTTTTGTTCAGCCACCCAATAACGTCATCCGCTTCCAGGTTACCAGGAAACATATTCTTAATACCAAGCTTGGTAGTTATCTCAACAATAGCATCAGCTTCTTGATAAACTGCTTTATTACGTTCCTGATCTCTATTACCTTTATAGGTACCTTCTGTAAGAGTTTTACGGAAGTTTTCTTTATTACCTAGTTTCTTATCCCAAGCAATATAAATGTCATCAGTATTAAACTGATCTGCATTAGATTTAATCATCTTCAAAAAAGAAAAAATACTACCTGTATTAGTCCCTTTTGAATTTATTAGAGGTCTTCCTATGTTGTTTGCGATCCAGTACGCCCTGTGTAGGGTGTTGTTTCCGTCTATTAAGAGCGTCGTCATCTTGTTTAAGTTTGAGTTTGTATTCTGCTAGACAGGTATTATACACTCTTTTAGGTAGAATTTCTACTAAATTTAAAATGTTTTTCTTAATACCTTCTTCTACTTCTTGATTTGGTATTGTTCTTATGTGTCTATCTGGTAAAGAAAAGAAAACAGTATGCCCAGGTATAAACGCTACAGGCACTAACCATTCTCCTTTAAATGTACCCTCTCTTACTACGTATATGCTTCTCTCTAGAGGGTAAAAGTAATCTTTAATCCTCTGAAGAGCTCTCTGGAGTGTCTTTAAAGCCATAAGGGTCGCTTCCGTTGCTTTGCATTATGTTTTGATTGATCTTAAACATTACTCGGCGAAAACGCTCTAACAAAGCATCATGAGATGCTGGATTCTCTGCTGAGACTATCTCAACAGGTTGATTGTTAAGATCGTAACCAATGAGCATATAAGGACCCATAAACTCTTTAATTTGGGTATCTAAAGAATCTATCTCCCTACGCTTTTCGTTTACAATATTATTCTTGAGTGTTTTCATATACTCAAGCTTAGCAAGTTGTATCATTTGATTAATACTAGCTTGCTCAGCTTGGGTCATATTTTCCGGGTTGTTATTCGGAACAACAGAAGGGGCAGACTCATTAACATTTGTCTGTTTTTTAGTCTGAGCCTTTTTACCCTTTGTTGGTTTTTTTGCGGCCATTAATATTATTTATTATTTCTCTCTGCGGAAGCAATAAAGTCATAGAACTCTTTTCTAGTTTCAGGCTCGTTCATGAAATCCTTAGATAGCTTCGAAGTAATCATTACTGCACCTTGATGCTTTACACCTCTATGACAAGCACAAGTATGCGAAGCCTTAATAACTACAGCAACACCTTGATTCTTTTCACATATTTCATCAATAGCCTTATGAATTTGAACTGTTAAAGCTTCTTGTACTTGAGGGCGACGACCGTAGTGTTCTACAATACGGTTAAGCTTTGATAAGCCAATAACTCGTCCATCTTTACTTGGGATATATGCAACATGTGCAACACCGCTAAAAGCTAAGTGATGATGACTGCACATTGATGTTAAAGGTATATTACATTGACTTACAATACCATCGTAACCGTCTGAAGGGAACGAAGTAATCTTCGGTGGTTGATCATAGCAACCGCGGATAAGATCACATACATAAGCCTTAGCTACCCGCTTAGGTGTACCTTCACTATTAGGATCATTACGCCAGTCAATCTGTAAAGCGTCTAAAAAGCCTTCAAATGCTTTAGTAGCATTAATAATAATTTCTGTCTTCTCTTCTTCAGAGCGAGGCATATTGCTATTCGCTGTAGGAAGAGGGGGATGTTTAACTCTTGATTCGGTGGTTGCCATAAATTTTATGTTTTTAAACTTTGCGCCCGTTGTATAGGTCTGATTTGTTGTTGATTCCATATTTTACTAAATAGCTTATTATAACCTCAATTGAGTCGGTTTTCAACTTAAACTTTTCAGGTATAAATTGTCCTCCATCGTATAATTCAAAATAATTTTCTCCGAATATTTTATCATTACTGTAACATGTACAAAGTATAGAAGCGTTGCGTGGGTCGATCATTACTGTCCAACTACGCGGATCTGCTTCACTATATTCATCAAAGAGCTTGTAAACTACATATCCCGAGTCCTTAAGTCTTTTTACAAAGTAACTTTGTGTTGTGATTTTATTAGCCATTATTTAACTAGACCAGATATTACGAAAGTAAAGTCAGTTTCTTCTGTAGGCTTAACATAAAAAGACATTACCTTATATTTTAAGTTAATACCTACTCTAGCAGTCTCAAACTTAACCCCTGTTAAGATACGAAAAATATCAAGATTAAAAGGTATTACTTGGTTAAATGGTTGACCCTCTACATTATCAGCAACTTTAAGACTAATATTATCTGTATTGCTCTTTTCTTTATCACCTAATTCACAGTAGACGCCATCAGCTTGACCATATAGGTAAATCTTATTAGTATCAGTAGTGAACGAACTAGCCTTTAATATTTCCTGTAATTTCTTAGTATTAATATTAAAGAATGTATCATTAGTAAGAGATTCGATCTTTTCTCTCTTTAAAGTAACCTTAGGTACTACCGAATCGTCTAAAAAGTGATACTTAAACTTTAACTCTGATGTATTATAATAAAGATGGTTTGATTCAATAGTAAAAGTGATTTCATCATCATCTATACAATCCATTACTCTAAGAAGTTTTTTAACATCTCCAATATTAAGAGTAATCTCTTGATCTACATTAAATGCTTTACTGTATTTAGCAAGTAATATAACACTGGTATCAGGTTTATTACATACTGCATAGAGACCGTCCTTGTTTAACTTTATAGACACAATGTCTATAGCTTTGCCAATAACGCTTAAAAAATTGTCGGCAAAATCTTTCTTAACGAGCTTAAGTTCCATTTGTTATCTTCGGTTTTTTTTTATTACTTGTATCAATTAAGGTATTAACTTTATCTGTTAATATGTTAATTGAGTTTTGTAATTTATCAATAGCGTTTACAATATCTTCGTAACGGGTTTGCTTATTTAAATTAAACTCTAATTGATCAGGGTCGGAAGGGGGTACAGGAGCGACTATATTAGTAGTAGTTTGTGCAGGTATCCATTGATTGTCTGGTACTGGCTGCAACTGCTGTACTGGCTGACTATAAACCGGCTGCGGTTGTGGTTGTTGCTGCTGTTGTTGTTGAGGCTTAATACCCATAGCTGGTAGAATATGAGAAGGCATAACCTTACTCATATCTACGTCTGTTACTTTAAGCCCACCACCTACCTCAGCAGATTGCTTCTTGATACCATTGATATCACCTTGCAGCATTTTACCGAACATAGCAGCAAGCATAAGCTCTTGATTGCCTACTTGGGTAGTAGACTGAGATAGTCTCTGAAGCTCAGCTTCGTTAAGAGGTCTATGCTGCTGAGGTTGTGGTTGGGAGTTAGCCATTATAGGTTGTCGAGACCGTTAAGAATATCTAATACTTTATCATCGTTAGAAGTAACAGCAGCTGTCTTAACAGTCTTAGGTGCTGGTGCTTCGTAAGGTACATCTTCTTCTTCTGCAATAGGAGCTGCTACTGGAGCTGCTTCTGCATTACCGTAGTAATGTTGTTCAATAAATGTCTTAATCTCTTCGTTAGACTTACGGTCTACTAAAGTATTGAGATCATGAATACTTTCATATGTTTCTTGAATCTTACTATCATCTAAACCTTCAACAGCTGATGCATTTAAGAATTTAGAAGCTGTATAAGTTGGGTACTTAGGTGCACCTGGTTTATCAGATACTAATTCAACTTTAATACGAAGGCTGCAACCTTCATCACTTAAGTCGAAGATCTTTGCACCGAACTCAGTAGCGTCATCACCGTTGATAGCTGATTGAATAATCTTATCTAATTGCTTACCATAGCGGAGAACTTTAATGGTTCCGTTGTTTTCTGGCTTCTTAGGATCATTAACAACAAACACATTTACTAACCAGTTTTCTTTACGGCGTAAATTTGCTTTAGCACGGGCTTGTTCATCTGGTGTACCGTCGCGAAGTGCTTTAAAGTACAATTCACTTACAGGGCAACGATCACCCCAGGTAGATGGAGATGTAATGCTAGCGTATTGGCCTGTTGCAATACTATTCCAACCGTGGTGATAATAATGAAGAATTGTTTCTTCAGGATTCTTAATGTTAGGAAGTAATCTCACAGTATAGGTCGTATTAGGTTCCATCTGTAATAGATTACGATATGCTGAACTACCGCCGGACTTTGTCTTTGATTTGTCTAGAGCACTTTTAATGCTTTCGAACATATTTGAATTATAAGGTTTCATTTTGTATGATATGTTATATTAGTATGTTATTAGTTTTTATCAAGTGAAAGTTCATTTATTCTCTTAAATGCTTCAATTATTATTTTTTTAGCTCGGATAGAACTGTTTAATCGCATTTTAAATTTAACAATATCGTTTGCAATAGTCTTTAAATAGATTTCTCTATCTTGTGTTTGCATACTATTAAAGATTGTATCAAAGTTCGGAAAAGATAGTAAAACATATAGATTAATGTGCTTGTTTCTGTAATCCTCTAAACATCTCCAAGTATAACCTAATTTTGAATTATAGTACTGTCCTAGTGATATGTTTTCATTAACACATATATTAGCAAGATACTTTAATGATTCAAGAATATGCTTAATGTGGCCATCAGTGTCGGGTAGTTCCTCGGCCCTCTGATTTTGTAAGAGAGAGTAACAGGAGATGGCTTTTTGGGTAAGGTAAAAGTTGAGCGGGAAGTATTCTTCGTCTTTGTAGATGACATATGGTGCTAGTAGAAAATCTTTTATATTTATTTGTGAAAAACGTTTAAAAAACATATTTAACCGTACGCAAAGAACACCATCCGGGGTTTTATCAAAGCCTTCAAAGTCTTTACGCGCCTTCCAAGGCTTATTTTTTTGGCCTCTAGAAACACTTAAATATGTATTATAAATTTGTTCAACGCTCATTAAGAGCTATGATTTTAATATCTCTTTCACTACTTTGCTACGGCAAAGATTACTATTATATCTTAAAAACAGTAATATTGCTTCTCTTTCGCTATCAGTATCAGTGAGATCCATAAAAATTTTACGGTATAATTTATTTTTAACTATTAATGAAAATATTGTAACGTTATTAAGTTTTTTGTTATTAACAATAGAACAAAACGAACCGAACTTAATAAGTTCCACTTCCAGTTCGTCTCTAGCCAGTTGGCTGAGTGGAGTTTCTAAAACCGAGTCTTGTAATGCTCCTACTATTCCAGACATATTACGCGATTGGCGTGAGTAGTTTGGTGAAACTCATAAACGATTCTGTTACTTTTCCACCCGCTGCATATTCGTGACCTCCCCCATCACATATTTTTGCAGCTAACTTTGATAAGTCTACTTCACATTTCTTATTTTTGCGGAATGATACGTGGGAGTTATCCGAGTTGACAAAAAATACAATGTCAGCTGGGTGGGTGTTTAACATATAATCGCAAATTTCGTTAACAAATTTATTTCCGTGAGTACCATATACTACACGCTCTTTTCCTGCTACTGATACCTTACCAGAAAATATCTGTAAGTTAGATATAGCTTTATTCTTACGATCTACAAATTCTTTAATAATAGCTTTTTCTTGAGAGCTAAAAGCTTTAAAACCATTGTAATATTTTTCTAAAAATATATCTGCTCTTTGTTTTGTAGATGTTCTCTGTGTATTAGTGTAAAGGCAGTTCAGCTCATACGTTTCTGGTAATTTAAACTCGTAACAATCGTAATCATTAGCTAATGCTATAAAATATTTTTGAGCAGCGCTTAATTCGACTTTATCTTTTAAAGTATTATATATAAGCTTTGCACAGCTAGAAGTTTCAACAACGGTTGTTTTAGCCGACTTATAATTATCTTTAGCCTTGACATGAGTGAGGTGATGATCTATTATCACGACATTTTTCTTGTCAACTAAGTCTGTGTGCTTAGCAACATCTAAGTCTAGAATATAAATCTTGTCAAAGTCGTTAATATTATTTTGATCTAACCAGTTTAAGAATTCTTTTCGAAAATTAGTTACTGTGGTAGTCTTAAACGATAGCTGGCCAGGTTTTGCTCCTAGCGCCCAATGAAGCATTAGTAAAGAAGCAACTCCATCTAAATCGAAGTCTGTAAAAACGTGTATCTTGTTTAAACTCACTATAATCTATTTAACCTACTTGGTTATATTTTCCAGCTTATTTTCTAGATCCATAAGTTCGTCTAAGCCACCTGCGGATTTGTTACCTGTTAAGCCTACATAACCTTTTTCTTCAGAAAGCGAAAGTGTTGTATAATCAATACGCATTGCGGTAGCTCCATGCTTAGGTCCTAAGCGATTCTTAATACCACCTACTTTAATAATACCTAAGTCTTGGTCTCCTTCTTCTTGATAAATAGACCAAACAACGTCTGCAGTAAAAGCTACACCTAGAGATTCTGATACTGTATCCAAGCTTGGTTTTTCCATACCTTCTCGATTAGTTTGAATAGCACTAACGACAGGCATATTAAAGAAGTATGATAAAGCTCTTAATTCTTCAGCTGCTACTTTACCTTGTTCATAAGAGTTGTCACCTTGTGATGCCTTTATTAGTCCAAGATAGTCTATAACGAGTATATCCGGTTTTATCCCAGTCTTTACTAAAGACTCAAGATAGGCCTTAATACCTGCTACAGTGATAGATTTAGGGGGAAATTCCTTAATGATTAACTTACGTTTATGGCTTTCTGTAACTCCTTTAAAGTATGTGTCTAGGGAACCAATTTGACCTTGAATATCATTAATAGGAATCTTAGATAAATGACTACTCAATCTCTTTGCATACATCATTTCAGGCATTTCTAAAGAGATAAGAACGGTTGTTAACCCTCTATTAGCCATATTAGCTGCTACATTACCTAGAAAAATAGACTTACCCACATTAGTTGGTCCTAAGAACAAATAAAGTGCTCTACCGTTCTTCATTAAGCCGCCACCAATCTTATCGTCAATAAATCCCCAACCGGTTGGTATGACTTCATTTTTTGTACCTAGCTCAGTTATAATTTTCTCATATTCACCGAAAAAGTCTAAACCAATATCACTTACTAGAGATATGTTACAAGCTTTTTCAAACCAAGATAAAAACTTAGGATAATCTGCTTTCTCTTTCGAGACATCATCTACAATCTTTAATACTGTATTGTATACTGCTTTCTCTTTAAAGAATTGCTCAGTATTAGCAATAAGCTCTTCCATATTAAGAGTGGTATCATATTGCTTATATGTAGTGACCGTGTCTTTAAATAGCTTGACATCTTCTTCTTTACTGAGATAAGTTTTAATTTCAGTAATAGTGGGTAGTACTCTGCGCTTAGAGTAAAAGTCTTTAATAATACCTACTACAAGTCTATTACCTGGGTTCTTAAATGCATCTGGGGTTAAATGTTCTAATACCAGGGAGGTATAATATGCATTAGTTAAACATTGCATTGCTACAATATTTTCAAAGAAATCGCTATTAACTAGAAGATTAGTTTTCTTCATACCACTATTATATATTGTAAATTAAAAAAGCTAAGGTTGCCCTTAGCTTTTGTTTTTATTCTTTTGTAAGCTTTTCAGCTTCGTCTAGAACGGGGTTACTTGAACCGTAACCGACTTTTTCTTTAAGAGTTTCTTCAAGTACCGGTAGTACTTTATTATCCCAAAACTCTGTATCATTTTCCCAGGTTTTTCTATAACCTATCTTCTCGCCTTGAAACTGAAATGTAGATCCTGTTTGAGTAATAACTCCAAACGCAACAGCCATATCAGCTAAACCAGCATACCGGCTTAAACCAGTACGGAAGTTATTATACAACTCTGCTTTAAGGAAAGCAGGTATAAAGCGGTTCTTGACTGTCATTGCTGACAAAGTAACACCGCTAACGTTATGAGCTACTGCTATCGATTCTTGTCCTTCGTTTTTATCGATCTTTTCGTTTCTAGTCGCAAGCTGCACCAAAAGAGAAGCAAGATAAATAGGCCCAGAACCGCCGGATTGGCGCTTAACCAATTCAGGATATAATGAGGTAGGGTTGTCATAAATATGATTAGTAAAAAGAATAGGTACACGAGCTTTAGCCGCTTTAAAAGTTAAAGCTCTCATCATAGACTTCATAGCCTTAGCTTTTGTACCCATATCTGCTGCATCTTTACCTTCTGTAACATCTCGAAGCTCTTTAGCACTCGCTAAGTTACCAAGACTATCAATAGCAATGATTACCTTCATTTCTGGATCATTAGCTGCAATAATTTTATCTAAGAATGTAGCAATTTGGTTACGGCAATCTTCTACTGTTTCTACTGGGTAGTACTTCAATCGTTTAGGATCAATACCAACGCCTTCTGCAGATCGTTTATCTACTGCTGCTTCTGTATCCCAGACTGCAGCAAAGTAACCTTTCTTTTGAGCGTTCGCAATGATCTTATTAACAATAAGCGTCTTACCCGCACCGGAAGGCCCGGAAAAACCAGTAACCCTACCAACAGGAATACCCTTATAAAGAGATCCAGAAAAGATAGCATTAAGTGCATATGAGCCTGTATCGATCCAGTCGCCTACAATAGAAAGAGAATTATCATCTGATAGCAGTGACGCATCTGCGTTTAGTGCGTCTACTGCCTCAAAGATATCTTTCATTGACGAGGCTTTCGTCTCGTCATTATTATTGTTATCTTCTGTACGTGGTTTGCGCGCCATATTACTTGGTTTCGTCGTCAAACAATTTTACTACAGGTGTATTAGCATTAACTGCTGCTGTAGTAAACATTTGTGCATATTGTAGCTGTAAGTTGGCTTCAAGTTCTATATCACTTAATACAATAGAAGTCTTTGAGTATGTCCAGTTAGCAAATACGTCCCGATCTGCTGTAAATTCTCTAAAAAATACAGGATAGAGTTGTACTTGCAGTTTCTTATCTGGTGTAGGGGTAACATTAAGAATAACCGGTTTAGTTACTGTTAATGTGCTCTTATCTTCACTTACTAAAGTAGCGATAAGCGTGCGTTGAATATTATCTAAGAATGTTACTAGTTTTTCTTGGCTCATATGTTTATATTAATATAGTTTCTGTTTTAATCAAGGTTATTGACGAGGAAACTTAAAATAAGGTGACTTTGCATTGATAAGATAATTGTTAAGTAGTTTCTTATTAGAAGCACGAGTAGGAACAATATCCCAGCCACCACGTCTTGCATAGTAACAAGTCACTAATAGTTCATCTGGCTGTAATAAGTCCCAGAGGCGTTTATATGCAGCTTCACAGATCTCTTCGTGGAAGTGACATTCATTACGGAATGATACAATCCACTCTAATAAAGATTGCTCTGTTACTTCTTTATCTCCTTTATAATAAATAAAGATATCACCTGAATCTGGTTGCTTTGTAATTTTACAATTAGAGCGTAATAAAGTACTCATATAAAAATGTTGCTTATTAGTTTCAGAATCATTAGCTACTAATAAATCAGCATTTTCGTTAAATACAGTAAACTTAATCTTCTCTGCACTCTTAATTTGCTCTAATGGTAACCACGTTAACGGGTTATGATCTGAAAACCAAATTAATCTATTTTCTTCAGTTTTAGCATCTTGTATTTGAGAGAATAATTCTACCTTAACATCGGTCTCTAACAGTAAAGACAAGTCTTTAGAAGCAGTTTCTTTAATATTCTTAAGTACTTCTTTAGTGTTCTTACCCATTTTCTGCATATTAAATGAGTTCCAGTAAAGCTTCATTGACTTAGACTCTACAATGAAATCATTCTCAGAAGAATAAACCACTTTAGCAACACAAGTAACAGGTAAGCCGTTATTTGTTAATGCACTACATTCGTAACCGTTCCAAATATCATAACCTACAAAAGGTAAATTACCGTTCTTAAGATCAAGATGGGTTCGGTTACGTTGGCGTTCTTCACGTACCAAAATTTCAGGTGTATAAGTACTTGGTGAGTCAACTCTTTGACCAAGCACTTTATCGATATTATTAGTGTTATAGCTCATTTGAAAAGTCTTTCTTTATTGTATTAGTTACTATTTTAATTCTATCTTCTACAGATCCCATTATGTAAACAAGTTTATCTGCAGTCATTGTATGATGTTTAATATAAAAATCAAATTGCTTTACAACCCCATCAAAAAATTCTTTACCTGTACTTCTTTCACCATCATCTTTTACTTCAAGTTCAGGTACAACATAGAATACTTTATCATACGTTTTTATTAGTTCTTCATAAACAGATAAAGCTGCTTGATATATTTCTTTACTTACCTGACCTTTTTCATAAAAATAAGAAGTATAAGCAATACCATCTAAAGCGCCTCTATCTAATATCCAGTTACCTGGAGTCAAGCCGTACTCTAAATGTCTGGCCATAACTAAATACTGAGTTAATGAAGTACCTCCTTCATTAATAGGTATATTCAAATCCTTTAAACCTCTAGTTAAGTTAGTTCAAAAACTAAAATGATGATCATCTAAAAA